TCTAGCAGTAGCTCAAGCGGTGGAAGTGGAAGCACCAACGAAGAGGGCGACACATCAACCGAAGAAAGCCGTGTTAGACTGGTTACTAGAATTATTAAAAAGCTAGTACCAGACGCAACAGCGGAAGGTATCGCTGGAATTATTGGGAATTTCTCAGCAGAAAGCAACGTCACAGCCAAGAAATACGAGGCGGACTATGCTACAGGTTACGAGTACGAAAAAATGGAATCAGAGCCAACAGCCGAAAACCTCATGGGAAGCTGGGGCGCTTTTGCCAGCCTATACTCTATCAGCTTAAATGAAGCTGGATATAGAGGTAGTGACGGCAAACACTGGATAGGTATTGGGATAGGTCAGTGGACGGGTCCAAGGGCGGAAGAGCTTTTGAACTTTGCAAGAAGTCAAGGGAAATCATTGTGGGATTTTAACCTACAATTTCAATTCATGAACCAAGAGAGCCGAGCCGATACGTTTAGACGTGTAGCTAGTTCCACAGCTAGCGCCAGCACCAACGCAAGCGACTTTATGAACAACTGGGAGGGTGTAGCCTACAAAGAAGCGGAACGCATAGAGCAAGCAAACGCTTGGCTTTCTACTATACAAGACGAGTTACAGAAAGGGTAAACAATGGCAGAAGCAACAGAAACGCTAAAAGCACTAAATGAAATCAAGTCACGAGTTGGGACAAGCGTAGGAAACGGACAATGTTACGGGCTAGTAGCCCTCTATTCTCAACTGCTGGGCGGTTGTGACATTGGGGGAGGTATCAACACCCCAAACCCCAACGGCAACGGCAGACAAGCCAGCGGAAGCGATACGCAGAGGGGCATGAGTGCAAGCAACATTGGGGGCGATTATAACTGGGAAGCCTTGGGCTGGAAAGTCCGCTTTGACCCGTCTTGGGCTGATTTAAGGGTAGGCTGTATAGTTTGCTATATCCCAAGCGGAAACAACATCTGGGGGCATACGTCTGTTATATCAGCGGTCAATGGCTCAAGCTATGACGTGATAGAACAAAACTATGCTTGGAGCGGTTACACCACAGAGCGAACGGGTATAGATACGATTGCCAACATTGAAAGTATTATCTATCCGCCAGAGATTGTAGCAGGTGGAGACATTGGAGAAATCACAGGCAACACAGGGGATAGACAGTTAGGAAACGGGGACTACTCAAAAACAGCCTTTGACGTTGAAGCCCTACTGATTGAAGTGGACGGATTTTTTGACTATCTCCCTAATGTTTATGAAATCCCTAACCTATTAAAGATAGCCTATGACCAGATACAAGAAGGCTTACGCTCATACATGGGTAAAGACGACCTAGAAATAGAAGTACAGCTATTAAATAGTGAATTTACTGAAATAGAGCTTTATGACATATATGGTAATAGTTATGTGTATCAACCGCAGTATTTGCCGAGAACCATAGACGAAGCTCACAAGTATAAAGTAGTTGTAAGCGGTAGCCTTGGCGATAGTAACCAAGTCCATATTAACTTTTTAGAGTATAACAACGCTAATAATGTAAGCTATGCTGATAAGAACATTCTGGACAGCTTGGAGAGTGGCGACTGGGCGGAACACAATCCAGAGCATTTTAAATACGGATTGAATGACGTTACAGGAAAAAACGTTGCAATCCTAAATGACGCAGAAGCCAGCTACATTCAGAGCCATAAGAATCAAATGGAGCATACACAGCTTACATTTAAAGAGAATCGGGAAACGCTCAAACAGAGCATAGACCTTTCAAATAAACAGGTTGCAAACGCTAACTCACAAGCAAGTTATAATGCACAATACGCTGTAGACAGCGCCAACATCAACCAATGGACAGAGGGCGCTAGCGGTATCTTAAACGTGGCTGGAAATCTCCTATCAGGAAACTTTGGGGGCGCACTTGGTGGGCTTGCGTCAGGTGGTATGAAAGTCTTTAACGCTAACCGAGACTATAATAATAAAGTAGTTCAGCAAGGTTTCACAGATACAAACAACGCCTTAAACTCACAATCAAACGCCCTTGCAAACATGAAATCTAAGATAGCGCTTGACCAGTCTATCAGAGCTTACAACGCCAGTATGGCAGACCTACAAAACCAGCCTATCAGCGTGCAGCAAATCGGGAATGACTTGGCTTTCCAATCAGGGAACAGACTAACAGACGTTTACTGGAAAGTCTCCCTAGCTCAAAAGGAAATCATGGGACGGGCTAACGAGTATATTAAATGCTATGGGGTGCTTGTCAACTGGTTCACTAATGACGCTTTAAGTGTTATGAGGTCAAGAAAACGGTTTAATTATATCAAGATGATAAACTTAAACCTTGGAACATTAAGAGCGAACCAGTCACACATCAACGCATTACAGGCTATTTTCCAGTCAGGTGTAAGGATATGGAACTATTCAGCGAATAAAGGGGACAACATTTTGTTTGATATTCAGAAAAACAACCCGAATTTTTAAAAGTATGATATAATGAAATAGAAAGGAGTGATTTTCTATCGAAGTACAAGAAAAATGGTACAATCCGCAGAAAATGCTATCTTATAACCAGTATCTTAATTTTGTCATAGGTGGGCGTGGGATTGGAAAGACCTTTGCACTTAAAAAGCACCTGCTCAAAAGGTTCATAGACAAAGGGGAGCAATTCATCTACTTAAGGCGCAACAAGTCAGAGCTTGACCGTATAGACAAAGACAAGTTTTTTACTACGGAATTGCTTAAGCAAGTCTTTACAAATTTTGAGGTAATAGACAGCGACGCCAGCAAAATTCATACTAAGATTGTTTTCAGGGCGGACAACATGGGCGAAGAAGAAAATATTTTAGTTTTGTCTTCTACTAAGATAATTCTTAACGGGAAAATCGTTTGCTATCTCAAGAGCCTATCTACTTGGGTGGACTTGAAAGGGTCAGAGTATGATGAGGTTATGAGTATTCTCTACGATGAGGTATTGATAGACGTTACCAGTAAAAAGAGGTATCTGGATAACGAAGTGGAAGCGCTACTAAATTTCATCTTCTCAGTATTCAGAAGACGGGACGGGTGTCACGCTTACCTGTTATCAAATGCAAGTAATTTCAACAACCCCTATTTTGCCTTTCTGAAATTCTATGACGACAACGGCAAGCGCTTTTACAATATGAAGCAATACGCAACCTTGATAGAGTTCCCCCCTCATTCAGCTTTCCAGACGAAGGAAGAAAAAGAGAGCGGATTCTTTAAGCTGTTGAGTAAGTCTAGTATTTATGAAAGCGTTGCTAATAATGAATTTCAGATTAAGAACGATAAGAATATAGCAAAGATTAAAGGCTTAAAGTCTAGACTATATAGTTTTTATTGTGACGGTACTTTCTTAACAGGGTACTATATAGACAATATGGTATATATTGCTAAAGGCTTTGACAAGAATTTGACCGCTTATTGTCTGGAAGTGGAACAAGTGGAAGACGGGTTTGTTTACTTGAATAAGGCAAGCGCACTAGGTAAGACTTTGAGAAGTCTGTACCTAAAAAATATGTTTATTTATGAAGATTTAGAAACTAAAAATAAATTTATAGAGGTTATCAATCATGTTATATAATATTATGCTAGAAGTTGCTAAAGGCGACTATATCACAATTCTCTTTGCTTTGATTCTGTTTGATTTTATCACAGGCTTTCTAAAGGCTTGGAAGTGGAAAGTTACAGACAGCTGGACTGGTTTAAAAGGAGTTATCAAACATACCCTAACATTCATTTTTTACTATTTTGTAGCGGTATTTTTGACTTACATTCACGCTATGGCAGTCGGTCAAATTTTACTGGTTATCATTAACCTATACTATGCTTTGTCAATCATGGAAAATCTAGCCGTTATGGGTGTCTTTATTCCCAAGTTTATGACGGCAAGGGTGCAAGAAGAGTTACAGAAATACACAGCGCAACTAGACGCAGGGAAAGACCTACTAGAAGAATTTAAAGGAGATAAGAAATAATGGTTAAGAAAAACGATTTATTTATAGACGTATCAAGTCACAACGGTTATGATATAACAGGTATCTTAGAGCAGATGGGAACAACTAACACGATTGTTAAAATCTCAGAAAGTACGACCTATTTAAACCCTTGCTTGTCTGCTCAAGTTGAACAGTCTACCCCTATTGGCTTTTATCACTTCGCACGCTTTGGCGGAGACGTGGCAGAAGCCGAAAGAGAAGCGCAATTTTTCCTTGACAACGTGCCTACACAAGTTAAATACCTTGTATTGGACTACGAGGACGACCCGAGCGGAGACGCACAAGCCAACACTAACGCCTGCTTACGCTTTATGCAGATGATTGCAGACGCTGGATATAAACCTATTTATTATAGTTACAAACCTTTCACGCTGGATAACGTAGACTATCAGCAGATTCTTGCAAAATACCCTAATAGCTTATGGATTGCAGGGTATGGCTTAAACGATGGTAACGCTGATTTTGATTATTTCCCATCTATGGATGGGATAAGATGGTGGCAATACTCTAGCAATCCGTTTGATAAAAACATAGTCTTGTTAGACGATGAAGAAGATGAGAAGCCAAAGACCGCTGGAACGTGGAAACAAGACAGCAAGGGCTGGTGGTTCAGACGAAACAACGGTAGTTTCCCCTATAATAAATGGGAGAAAATCGGTGGGGTTTGGTACTACTTCGACAGTAAAGGCTATTGCTTAACGAGCGAATGGCTCAAAGACAATGAAAAATGGTACTACCTCAAGGATAATGGCGCTATGGCGACTGGTTGGGTGCTAGTCGGGTCAGAGTGGTATTATATGGACGATTCAGGCGCTATGGTTACTGGTTGGGTCAAATATAAGAATAACTGGTACTATATGACGAATGAACGTGGTAACATGGTTTCTAAT